GCAATTCCTTTTTCGTGTGAGATTGACACAGTTAGATTGCCATTTAAGCTATCTATACTTGAGGAATACTTTTGTTTACCAAATGGAGTGTCTACGGTAATGTTCCAGTTTCCATCTATATTTATTGGATTATTAGATTCATTCATAGCACTAATTATAGCACATGGCAAATTTATTCGTACGCAAATCGATCATCAACTAGAGCAAGGGGGCGGTTATCCTTGTGCCACACATTAGTCCCCAATACCTGTCTTACGCCAGACTTAGGGGGGGTTGTGTTATGGACGTTATGCCCGCCATCCATAATGATTAGCCTATTTCCCCTGTAAGCTATTCTTTCTCTTTCATCTATTGTTACTGTGTAATTTGAAAAATTATCTTTTTCCAAAACACCATAAGAACCATCTTCCATAAACCTATTATGTATCTCCAAAAATCCACCCTCTTTATTGTCCATGCCATAATAAATCGATGAACACAATGCTCCTTGAAAAATTTTTTGTTCTTGATACAAAAAAGTGTCCTCATCAACATGAGTATCTTGATATTGATTAATATGAAATGTTCTAGTCCAATATTCTATTCCTGCGATATCTTCAACTGGGTATTGTAAATTATTTTCCCAAATTTTTTGTATTACTCTTTTTTTAAGCGTATCGGCTGGAGATTTCCACCATCCATCCCAAAACATATATGGAGAGAAGCAGGGGCCATCTTTTTTTATATAATCATTAATGCGCTTTGATATTTGCTCTTCTGATCCCATTGAATTGGGAAAAAAAACATCATCAGCTAAAACTTCATTATAAAGATTCTCATCTAATGCATTATCTTGTACTAACATTAGATTATCTATGCAGGTTTTCTGAGCTAACTAGGAAAGCATTCTTTCTGTCGTTTTCAGACTGTTGGATAGAGTTGAGGTCATCTAGGTAGATACTTTTTTGCATAATATCAATGATACCATTGCTTATCTCTTTTGGACCTAATGCATATGCTTTGTCTAGTATTTCTGTTCCTGTTACAGTTGCTAAATTTAATTTATTTTCTACACAAAATTTATATATTTGCTCTTCGAAAAAAATCTTTTCTTTCTCAATCATAGAGTCAGGGATACTTAACACACTGGGATAATTCTGCATAATTGATCCTAGAGTCCTATATCTTAATTTTCCAGTAAACCAATTCTTAAACTTTTGTGGAATATTTTTATTTTCTTCAATAGATTTTCTTGGGTTTGAATCTCCACTTAAAAATAATCCTAGTACTGTATCTGGCTGAGATTCTATTAACTCTTCGATTGCATCATTTGGTATATCCCAATCTGCAAAAGCTTGCTTACACTTTAACGCTATTGAGTCCTCGGCTTGCCATGGCTCCTCACTTAATGTGCTCCATTCATAGGCCATTTTTACAACGTGAGGAAAAGACTGCGCCATTGAAACACGTATAGGCCACTCTTTATAGGCTCTATCATCCATAACTGGATGGGCTAGTTTAACTATCAATATATTAGACATTGATGACATCATTACTGTCCAACCTAGTATGCCAGTATTGCCAAGGTAGTTTCTATCAGCAATATCGGAAGCACCTTCTTTGTTTACGTCATAAAAATCTATTGCGGCGTAATCCGAATCGTCTGTGTCACATCTTCTAGATGGATCTACGGAAACTACTTCTTGCTTCTTATATTCGCTATAATTAGGAGCTAATCTCATTATAAGAAATGTGCACTTATCATCATCATAGTCGTTATTCAAAACGTCTTGAACAAATTCATAATTTTCGGAGAATATTTCTTCTACGTAATTTTCTGAAACAATCCTATATACAAAATCAACCTTATAAATGTTAAGCTTAGTAAAAGCTATTAAGGTTTTTTCTCCAATGTCATATAAATCGTAATCAACATATTCCTTAAGTCCACTAGGATGCACTGTATTTATAGTAAAATCTTCTGTTATCCCAGTTACTGCATAACATGCATAGTTTAATGGGTTGTATTCCTGAGCTGTTTTACGCTGCATTATGGTCTCCAATTACAGTGAAGATATTTTATTATCTATTTCTTTTATCTTACAGATTATATCATAGATATCTTTTTGAGCTGTGCTGTTTTCAGCAGGTGTGAAACTATCTTCGTCAAACCCTTCCGGGTCTATTTCCAGTATTGATAATCTTAAAATTAAAGCTTTTTCAAGCTCTGTTTTTACCGACTCGTATGCTTCTTTTTTTTCCTCAGAAGATAAATTAAATTGCATATTATATTTCTAAATTTGAAATTTCTTCGTTAATAATCTTTAAGGCGTCGATTGCTTCTTTTAAGCGTTTACGAAAAGCTACAGTCGTTAAGTCGTTTTCGTCAACTGATGGATCTTCTTCTTCAAAAGTATCCTCGTCAAATGTTGCTGGATTAATTCCTAGCTTTATGAGAAGACCATAAACATCTTTTTCATAATCTGGAATATTTTCTTCTAAAATTTCTAATTTTGTGTTTTTGTCTATATTATTAAAGAGCATAACCGTTCCTTTGGATCCTGGGCATATGTTATATATAGTACTAATTTTTTTGTAAATTTACTATTTTTAGTCATTATTTCCATTAGGTTCAACCAGTTTTAGGAGGCCGTCATGCTTTGGCCCAATTTGGCTACCATTTTCGTCCAGGCCACTTCTAATCCCATTCATCCAAGTCCAAGGTTGTTCATGGAGCTTTTTCATTTTTGCGTCCCCGTATGATTGACGTTTAGCCATTAATTCTGGTTTATCCCAAAGATTTTCGACTACTACTTCTGTATTTTCTAGGAGATCATTCTTATAGATATTAAAAAACATAAATGGCATCCCAGCTTCAAATTTAACTGGTTCTCCAATTTTCGTTATTTTCCAATTCATATTAAATTCATCTGGCCACCAAAAACTTGGTATAGTTGCAGACAAGGGGGCTGCCCCATCTACGAAATAGTTAGGAGAACCAGTAACCCATGTGTCATATCCTTCTTCGGTATTAATCGCCCATCCGGTTGCAAAGGATATTATGCCAATTATAGAGGGAATGACTACAGGTCTTCCTCCCATGAATTCGCCTTCTAAAACTCTTGGTGGAGTATTCCCGCCATCCCATTGGACTACTACATCTTGCTGCAAGACCAATTCCCAGCCATTTACATTAGCGGCAGACATTGGCAGGCACTTGTACGCGTGCTTATTGTACGTCTCATCCATCCAGTCTCGTTTAAGTCTAGACTGTTGTATCTTGGGTGGATTTTGATGAGTTTTAGTTAATGTTATCTTCGTCATATTCTTCTTTGACAAATTGTTCTATAACTTTTTTAATATTCAATAAAGCTTGTTCAGGAGATACATTTCTTTCGCCACTGCTGTAAGCCATATTTAATAAGTCTGAATTACAGAATCTTACATATTTAGAACCATCTCTAGATATAATAAATTTTTCAAAATTACCATGAATTAAATCAGAATCTTTTTGGAATTCCTTAAAAAGAGGGTGCATCTGTGCTTTTGGTTCATAGTATTCAATGTTATCTTTATCATAATCATGTCTAACTCTTTTATATACTTCTCTATCTTTATCTACATCTAAGATATTGACCATTTCAGAAAATGGAAGATCTGTATTATAAAGTTTTTTCATATGATCTCTCATATTTTCCGCACTAGTGTTAGAGTCTGCAAATTCTCCATAAGCGTCTTGGCAGAAATCTGTACTCGGCATTGCTAGAACTTCAAAACCTAAGTCCTTGTATTCATTATATATGTCTTGGATAATAACGTATTGTGGAGAGTTGGCACATTCTCCTGTTACATTAAATAACATAGAAACTTTTCCTTTAAGATTTGCAAGTATGCCATCTTCTCCATCTATAGATTTAAGAGGAAAATCATATATGTTTTTATCAGCATATTCTACAATTGATTCTTCTAAATTTTCTTGCATTTTAATCAGCTTTTGATAAAGTAGGCAGTGGCGCGGTTTCAATTGCTGTAGAAGCTGCAGTTGATTGCCCAATTTCGTTATAATTATACATAGTCACAGCGCTGTACTTCGTCCCCTTTGTTACCGGTTGGGATCCATGGGCATAGATGTAAGTTGAGGGGAAAAAGATTATATCACCTTTTTGAGCTTTAAATTTTAAGTTGAGATAAGGAAACCAAAGTTCCCCTCCTTCATAGTCATCATTGAAGAAGCCAACTGATGAAAGTGTACAAAAATAAGAAAAACCAGAATCTGTATGGACTTGGAAATGTTGACCTTCTCCATATTTTATAAAATTAATTGCTTCCATAAATTCCATTTTAAAATTATATCTTTTTTCATAATCTGTTAAACATGTAGTTAGTATAGAATTATAATCATCATAAACATTTTTAATTTCAGATAATTCTGCTGGAAGGTGTGGCCAATGTTTTGGTCCTATTTTAAGATCATAACAATCTCTGTACTCTGGCATTTTTTCGTTATATCCAACCATAGCTTCATTCCATTTAAAGTATTCATGATTACTGTTTTCTAGAGTAGATTCAAGTCTTTGTGGGATAGTCACTTCCTCTGGTATGGCGCCTCTATAGAGGATTATCCCTAATTTTGGTTCTTCTATGTTAAAAATTTCCAATTCAATCTCCAATTTTTGGCTAGTTAGCTAGCAGATATAATGATATACTTTACCATAGGTTCTAGTCAATAGTCAAACCGATCCGATAAGTAAGGTGTATAATATGGAACAATCACTCGTTAACCCAGGTCACTTTGGGAAATCTATTGACAATGTCAAGATAATTAAAAATTTTGTAGAAATAAATGATCTTAAGGTTATCCAAAAGTTTATCCCAACCATTAACGAATGGATGGATGCCGGAGAAAATCAATATGCTGAAGATGGAACATGTACCTATGACTCATCATACTGGGCCGATAGGCAGTGCAGTTGGGATATTTTAGAAAGAATTAATATAGATGTCTTTAATATAATAGATAAATATATTCAAAAAATGAAAGTTTATTTAGAAGATTCCTTTAATGTAAGACTTTCTACTAGGCCACCTGTGATTATCAAATGGAGACCTGGCATGGAGCAAAGACCTCATGCCGATAAGCAGATGAACGATGGAAGACCAAATCCTTTTCCCACTTACGACATAAATTCTTTAATTTATTACAATGATGACTTTGAGGGTGGGGAGTTGTATTATCCAGACTATGATCTGATAATCAAGCCTGAACCAGGTTTGGCAGTAGCTCATCCTGGAGACATAAACTATCTTCATGGGGTAAAGCCAGTTATCTCTGGGGAAAGATATACAACTCCATCTTTTTATACTATTACAGAATTGAGACAAAATGGATAAGATTTATATTACTAAAAATATTATAGACTCAAAAGACTTACAGGAAATTATACTTTATCTAAAAAATACGCCAGTTACGGTTGATGAATCTGGATATTCACCATTTGGTGTTTATGCTGGCAATGGCAGTCCAACTTTACCTAATCTTTTGGGTAAATATCATGATACAATGAAGGAGATTATTGAAACTTCTTTTGATTGTAAGGTTTATGATGAAGGCGTAAGTAGTGTTGTGGAAATGACAACTGGAGATTCAATGCCAGTTCATTTGGATCACGGATCTGCGCAGAATCAAAATGTTGGACTAAAAACTGGAGCTGGGCATCCGTCTAGAGATCTAAGTTCTGTTCTCTACCATAACGATGATTATGAAGGTGGAGAAATTTACTTCCCGAAACAAGATTTACTTATTAAGCCAGAACCTGGAATGTTTATTTGCTTTCCGGCAAAAGATGAATTCCCACATCAAGTCAAAGAAATCAAAAGCGGATACCGTTGGTGCTCTACTAACTTTTGGTGCATTAAGAAAGACTAGGCTCTCAAGTCTCCAAGTGCTACCCAAGTATTTTCAGCTCTTTTTATTAATGTTACCGAAGACCACTGTGCTCTTAAGATTAAACCAGGAGTAGCATTTATTGTCACGCCACCAGTTGCAGTAATTGTAGTTGCACCTGCTCCTGTTTGTAAGATTGTAATTTGAGTTCCAATTGGGAAAGCTACAGAAGAGTTTAATGGAACAGTCAGTGTATTGGCTGATCCATTGCTTATCTCTACAAGCTTATCTTTGTCAGCCAACACAAGAGTATAGCTAGCGGCCTGGGCATTAGTTATGACATTGGATGATGCAAAGTCCAAAGATATTGTTCCATTACCTACTTTTAATTTTTTATTGGTAGAATCCCAAGATAGTCTAGCATCTGTAGTAGAAGAGGATGTCGATAAGGTTAGGGTAGGGCTATTGGTTACTGGGCTAGTAAAAGTTTTATTAGTAAATGTTTCAGTGCCGTCAAGGGTTGCTAGAGTCCCAGTAGTTGGTAGAGTTAAAGTAGTTGTTGCTGTGGCTGTAAGGGTAGTGGTAAATGCTCCAGATGTTGTAAAGTTTCCACCAAGTGTAATTGTATTAGAACCATTGTTTACACCAGTGCCACCGTAAGTTGCACCAATCAAAGTCCCTTGCCATGTGCCGGTGCCGATAGTGCCAATACTTGTGAGGGATGAAAGGGTTGCAACATCAGTATAGGCAACTGTACCCCCCGTGCCAAATGCAACTGATGAAGAATCAGTGCCAGTAAATGTAAGGGTGTTGCTAGCTGTGAGTGTCTTACCGTCGACGATAGTTAGCGTTGATCCAGTTGCTGGAGCAGTCAAGGTAACTTTATTGATTGTTGTAGCAGAAGCTACCCCAAGAGTTGGGGTAGTGAGTGTCGGGCTAGTTAGTGTTTTGTTAGTGAATGTTTCTGTTCCATCAAGAGTTGCTAGAGTTCCTGTTGAAGGAAGGGTTACGCTTGTATTAGCTCCTACCGTAAGGGTGGTAGCGAATGCTCCAGACGTTGTAAGGTTTCCACCAAGAGTAATAGTATTGGATCCATTGTTTACGCCAGTGCCACCATATGTTGATCCAATCAATGTTCCATTCCAAACACCGGTAGCTATAGTGCCTAGTGATGTAAGTGAAGATCCAGTAACTCCAGAACCAAGTGTAGTGGCATTCAGGACTGATGTCCCATTGATTTCATAAGCCTTACCTGTGAGCAAGTTAAAATCTTCAGATGAAGTCCAAGCGTCAGTTGCATCAACCCAGTTAAGCGTCTTGTCCGTAGTGCCTTTAAGTGTAATACCGCCGCCATCAGCTGTTGAGTCTGTTGGCGAGGATACTGACCCCAACTCAATATTTTTGTCATCAACAGTAAGTGTTGTAGAGTTAATTGTTGTAGTTGTGCCATTGACTGTTAGATCGCCAGAAAGTGTAAGATTTGCTGCAGCGACTGTTCCCGTAAATGTGGGACCTGCTAAGTTTGCCTTTAGATCAAGAGCAGTTTGTCCTGCTGTGGATACCGGTTTATTTGCGTCCGAAGTATTGTCAACGTTTCCAAGACCAACGTCACCCTTAACTAAACCCGAAGGTGAAGTGATTGTCTTGTTCGTAAGTGTCTGTGTTCCTGTTGTTGTGACAAGAATTGATGTATCTGCAATGCCGTGGATATTTGTCGTATCTGCCTCGTGATTAGTAAGTGCCGTAGAAGCATTGCCTGCAGTGGTTGCGGCAGTAGAATCAACATATGCCTTTGTTGAAGCATCTGTGTTACCTATTGGGGTTGGAACTGTAACTGTTCCAGTAAAGGTTGGCGAGGCTAGGTTTGCCTTTAAGTCAAGAGCAGTTTGTTGCGCCGTTGACACTGGCTTTGCGGTGTCTGCGGTGTTGTCAACGTTTCCAAGACCAACATCTGCTTTAACAATTCCAGTTGGAGTGTTTATAACTGGCGAGGTAAGTGTCTTGTTAGTAAGAGTTTGAGTGTTTGTAGTTCCAACAACTGCTCCAGTTGCGCCATGAGCTTCTGTTAAGTTTGCATGAGTTGTAAGATCTGAAACTAAAGCAACTGTCCCAGTAGCGTCAGGAAAGGTGACAGTTCTGTCTTCGGTTGGATCTGTAATAGCTAATGTTGTTTCAAACTCGTTTGCTGTTGAACCTTCGATAATAATACTTGCACCATTAATGGTAAGTCCTGCAAATGTTGGAGTTGCAGAAGTTGCAACGCTTTGGCCAATTGCAATTGTTGCGTTAGACCCTTCTCCTGGAGTATGGGTAATGGTTACACCAGTTCCTTGGGTAAGGTCAACCATGTAATTTCCAACAGTGTCTGTTGAGAGATTAACGGCATCATTTATCCACGCTGTGCCGTTCCAGCGAAGAAAGTCGCCGTCCGTGGCTGATGTAATAGTTACATCTCCAAGATCATTTAAATTAGCTCCCGATACGTCTCCAATAAAATACGGAAGAGAGGTCCAAGCAGTTGACCCAGTTCCAATTTTTAATTTTCTAGTATCACTTTCGAAACCACATTCACCAACAGCAAGAGTGGGGTTTACTGACGTCCAAGATGCTGCTAAGCCTCTTTTAAATTGAATAATTGCTGCCATTAAATTTCCCCGCCATCATATAATATTACTATAGTATTAGTAACTTCAGCTTCTAACAAAACATCAATTGGAGTTCCTCCATTTATGTTTCCACCAGTACTTATTCCTGCACTTTGGTTCAAGGAAAATTGTTTTATTGAGTTAGATCCATTTTTATAAAATAATTTTTCATCCGCATAATTTATTGCTAACTCACCATATTCTAGTGACGCTGGACTACTAGTGGATGTTCCAGAGTTTTTTAATTTAATAACATTAGCCATAGAACAACTTTTTTACTTAAAGAAAGGAGGGAAATATGGAGGGAAGTAAGGTGGAAAAAATGGAGGGAAGAATGGTGGGAAGAATGGTGGGAAGAATGGTGGGAAGAATGGTGGGAAGAATGGTGGGAAATAAGGTGGGAAATAAGGTGGGAAATATGGTGGAAAGTAAGGAGGGAAGTAAGGTGGAAAAAATGGAGGGAAGAATGGTGGGAAGTAAGGAGGGAAGAATGGTGGGAAGAATGGTGGGAAGTAAGGTGGGAAGTAAGGTGGGAAATAAGGAGAGTACTTAGTGTAAGCTACGTCTTCTTTTCTAGGATAGACAGTGTTAGCTGCAGGTGATGAAGATAGTATCTCATCTAATCTAGTTAAATTACCACCACCAGCATCGTTTAATGGCGTATTCGTTACTGTTCCGTTTGTCGAATTCAGCTGCCGTTAGTTTAGGGTCAGCAACTACTGGCTTGTCGCCAACTATATTGGGTACATTATTTTTTCTAGGTCCTGATGTATTTCCGCCACTGATAGCCATATTATGCCTGCAAATCTCCTAATAAAACCCACGAGTTGGTATCTAACTTTATAAGTGTAGCAGATGACCATTGGGCACGCAACTTAAGTCCTGGAGTAGCATTTACGGTAACTCCACCAGCACCTACAATAGTAACTTGACCAGCTCCCTTTTGAAGTAAGTCAATCCTATCTCCAATGGCAAACGCAACAGAAGACTCTAAGGGAACGGTCAGGGTAATAGCACCAGCATTTGAAAGGGTTACTAGTTTAGCTAAATCGGCAAGAGCTAAAGTATAGGTTGTGCCTGTCTGATCATTTAATGTTGACCTAAAGCTAGACTTTGCAACTCCGTCTTTTAGGTCTGTGTAATCTACACTATTATTTAAATTTAATTTAGAGTAAGCTATTGCTGCCGATGAGTTAACATCTGCATTTAATATAGTGTCATTGGCTAACATTGTACTGGTTACAGTTCCGGTGTCGGAAGTGGTTACCACTAAACTAGTTATTGCAATAGTTGGAGTAGCACCTTCTCCAGAATTATTAGTGACCGCAATGCCGGTTCCGGCAACTAAGTTTTTAACATAATTACCTGAAGTATTTGCACCAAGGTCTATGTAGCTATTTACCCATTGGGTTCCATTATATTGTAAATAATTATTAGGAGTAGCGCTAGTTATAACTACATTATCAATATCATTAATATCAGCTACTGAAGCAATAAATGCTTGCGGAATCCATTGAGAAGTAGCTTCGTCCCAAGATAAAATATCATTATCATCTGGATTAACATAATTAACGTCAGTCAAACCAGACAAAGAAGTTGTTGGGCTGCCTATAACAGAACTATAAATATAAACTTTTACAGAGTCTAAAGCTGGCGGAGTATCAAAAGAAAATGTAACAATATTTGTAGTAGTTACTTCCCATGTAGCAGCTATTACTTGATATGGGCTTGCTGCTTGCCTAGCTTGGATAAATACATCTCTTGTGCCTAAGCTATGTACCACTGGAATAGTGTCATCAACTCCATTGCCTATAACCCCAGTGTATGTAGTTCCCTCTAGGTCAGGGAAAGAAGAACCAGCTAAAGCAGCATATATGGCAACTCTTACGGAAGATGCACTTGGCGCACTATCAAAATATAAAATAATACTATTATCGGTAGTTGCTTCCCAATATGTAGAGAATGATGAATATGGCGAATTTGCTTCTGTAGTAGATACGAATACGTCTCTTGTAGCCAAGTTATGAGTAATTGTAAATGTAGTTTGAGTTCCATCTCCAATGGTGGAGAAATAGGCACTTCCTTCAACGCTTGGAATTGGAGCATTACCCGCTGCCCATATGCCACCTTCTTGATATACCAAAACTTGATTTGGAGTTGCTGATCCAATTACTACGTCAGTTAAATCATCAAGAGAAGCTACAGTCGATGCAACTCCTGGAACATACTTATTTAACCCAGCGTCATATTTGAGAACATTTGTATCTGATGGGGTAGCTGCATCTATTTCAATTCCATCAAGAATAAAACTATTTGTAGTTATAGATCCAGATACAGTTAAAGATGTTGCGGTTCTAGTTCCATCTGTGCGAAGGTATTGAGTGTGATCATCATCAGTCAAACCAGTCATTGAACCATGGTCAGAAACTGCTGTTGCTCCAACCCCTTGATCGGATGAAATGATACTTCTTAAGTCAATGACATCAGTAATTCTTGCACTTGGTGTATTCGTATACGAATCCTTGCACTCGTAAATAATTTTATAAAGAGGTCTAAATTCTACAATTGGAAAACCATCAAGATTTAAAGAACTATAAAACTCCGCTTGCGCAGAACCATTGTCCGTATAAGATCCTTGCCCAAGCACTGCGATAATTGGTTCGTTTAAATTATTGGTTGCGATAATCCAAGATACGCCAAAACGATTATTGGCGATATCTGTAGCAGACCATGTTCCAGCAGTATCAAGGTTATATTGAGGCCTGCTTGTCCCCTGCTTAAGAGGAAATTCAGTTGCAACATCTTTTGTCCAGTGATTATTGAGTCTATAGAAAACAGGAATCTCTGCATTCCCTTGAATAACCTGTTGCCATGTATTTGCGGTTGGAGTATTGCTATGTGTAATGTCAACTTGCAAGTCTTCGTCAAAGAATGTTCCATCTGCGATGTCTAGTTTTGCGTGAGAATCAAGAGAACCATCACCATTAAGTATGTAGTTATTGGCACCGAAGCCATTAGCGATTGCAGCACCACGCGTTCTGTGCAGGTACTCGTGTGTTGCCCAGTCAAGGGTAATTCCATGGCGTTCATCCGCAAAGAAATACGCTTTATTATCTACTTCATTCCAATATACATATGCAGTTGGAGCATCTTCATCCCAAACAAAATAACTAGTGCGATAAGAAAGAACTCCTGAAGTATTATAGTAAACATAATATAGTCCAGAAGTATCAGGAATTTGAACTGTTTCAGTTCCAGTTTTTACAAAACGCTTTCCAGCACACCAAACAGTGAAAGAAGTAGAAACAGGAGCTATAGAAAAAGTGCGAGTTCCCTCATTGAAAGAGATAGTACTTTCTGTTTTATCTTCATGTCCCATTGGCTCGTTTGAAGGACGTACTGAATTAACCCAATTGGTTCCATTAAATTCAAGTATCTGTCCATTTTGAGCTGATGTTATAGATACGTCAGACACGTTGTCTATTGAACCACTGAATGAAATATTTGGTGTTGCGTTTTCTCCAGAGTTATTTGTAATTGTTATACCATTAGAACCTGTTAGGTTAGATACATAATCACCAATGGTATCTGTTGCTAAATTAACTGGATCATTAAACCAATTAGATCCGTTATATCTTAAAAAGTTTCCATCTGCGGCATCGTTGATATTGACGTCTGAAAGATCAGATATGCCATGATTAGAAATATTAGATACAGTACCAGTTACATCTCCAGTAAGGTCAGCATTTACTACATTAAAAGTAACTGTATCAGTAGTGCCAACTGCCTGTCCTATTGATATATTAGGAGTTGAACCTTCGCCAGAGTTATTGGCAATTGTTACGCCGGTACCAGCCACTAGATTCTTAGTGTAATCGCCAACAGTATCTGTAGTTAAATCTATGGCATCATTAACCCATGATGTTCCATTCCACTTTAAGAATTGCCCATTACTCGGCGTTGCATCTACGTCATTTAATTGATTAATACCGTGATTCGTTATGCTAGAAATTTGGCCAATTACATTACCGGTTACATTTCCAATAACATCACCAGTTATGTTCCCAGTTACATTTCCAGTCAAAGGTGCTGTCACGCCAGCAAAGGTTACGGTGTCAGTAGTTGCTACTGGTTGGCCAATAGAAATACTGGGAGTTGCACCTTCTCCAGAAATCTGAGAAATTGAAACACCCGTACCGGCAGTCAGGGTTGCTACATAGTCGCCAACTGTATGAAGGCCAAGTGTTACTGAATTTGCTGCAATGGAATTTAAATCTAAATAGGTAGTTCCATCATTTGTAAACTGCCATTTATCTAATGATTCATTCCATCTTATTTGAACATTATCAGAAGTACCACGTTCTACTTCGATGCCGGCATTTAATATTGGGGCACTTGTCACATTAGAATTTAATACTAAAATATTATCTTCAATAAGAACTTCAGCTACATTTAAGCTTACCGTGTCGCCACTAATTATTAAATCTCCGCCAACTGTAAGGTTGGAACTAATGGTTACATCATCTTCAGTGCTAATCTGTGTTTCATTGTCTTGTAGCCAAGACCAAGTGGTAGAAATTAAATTATTATTTTCATCTTTATAATAAACTATCCCATTAATTGGGTCTAGCGCTATTTGACCCTGAGTAATATTAGGGGGATTGGGTAAAGCCATAAAAATTTTCTTTCATTTAATTAAAAACAATTAATAAATAATATTAAAAAGTTCCACCGTCAAGAGTATAGTTGCCAGCAGCTACGTCAGTTAAGATTGAGCTGTAAGCCTGTACATTGGTCCCAATGGCCAATCCAAGGGCTGTACGGGCGTCTGAGGCACTTGTGGAGCCAGTTCCACCGTTAGCTATGGCTATTGCTGTACCATTCCATATACCAGTTGCAATGGTTCCAAGTGTAGTAATGCTTGATTGACCAACATAGGTTGAAGCAATGTCGATACTGTCACCATTAGCTACAATGCGGTCAGCTGTACCAACTACGTTAAACTCGCTACCATTTAGTGTGAGACCGTTACCTGCACTAAATGTACCAGCACCAGAGAACTGCACAAACGTAATTGCATCTGTGCCGATTGTTGCTGGACGACTTGTCTGTACCCAGCCAGTATTAGCGTAGGTTCCAGCGGTTACGAAAATAAAGTCTCCGCTATCTACCTCTGCTGCAGTGTCAAAGTCTGTTGCACGTAGCGCTTGCCCTGAAGCCTGGACTACATAAATACCGTTTTGTGAGGTAGTTGTCTGACTCTTCAGAAGAACACGGTCACCAGTTGCGAGTGTTACTCCACCAAAGCTGTCTCCATTTTCAAGAGCAGTTGCAATTGCAACATTGGAGTCTGAAGTGGCTCTAGCTGATTCGTGAACATGAAGTCCTTCAGCTACGGCATCAACATAGGCCTTAGTTGCAGCATCTGTTGCATCAGTAGGAGTTCCAAGACCAGTAATCTTGTTCGTACCCATTGCAATTGCGCCAGTGAATGTTGCACCTGACAATGCTGCAACGTCTGCAGCCAAAGCAACTGTGCCTGTAGCATCTGGAAATGTAATTGTTCTATCTGCGGTAGGGTCACCTGCAGAAATTGTAAGTTCAAAGTCATTTGCCGTAGAACCTTCCATTACGATTGCTGAAGTAAGTACTCCGAACTCAGTAATGTTATGAAGGTTTCCAGTTGTAATTAGAGTACCAGAACTATCTGGCAAAGTAATAGTATTATCTGCTGTAGGGTTTGTTACTGTAAGTGTTGTTTCGTTATTATCTGCTGATGAACCTTCAAATACAATGCTTGAGTCTGAAAGTGTAAGTCCTGAAACTACTGGGCTTGTAAGTGTCTTGTTTGTAAGAGTCTGGGTATCACTTGTTCCAACAACATTTCCAGTAACACCATGCACTGAAGTAGTAGCTGATGAGTGAGTTGATACGTATCCAGAAGCAGTTGATTCTGCTGCACTTTGAGCTGCAGAAGCAGCGCCAAAAGCATCAAACGTATTTGCTGTTACTGAAATTGCACCTGTTGAGTCTGTATAAGTAAGTCCTGTTCCAACTGCATTTCCAACGGCATCTTGCGCAGCTTCGTTGAAATCTGTAACTGCACTTGCTGGAATAGCAATTGTTGCAGTTCCAGCTGCTGTTAAACGGCCCTGTGCGTCAACAGTAAATGTTCCAGTGGCTGTTGATGATCCATATGAACCTGCTGTAACTGCAGTATTATCAAGGTTTAGAGTAAGGGTATCAGTTGCAGAAGCTACAGATGTTAATCCCGTTCCACCAACTACAACAAAAGTATCTCCACCAGATATTGTTAAGTTGTCACCGCTGTCTGCATCAACTGTAAATGAAGTAGATATAGAAGCTGTTCCAGCTGCCGTTAAACGACCTTGGGCATCAACTGTAAATGTTGGGATTGCGCTAGCTGAACCGTATGAACCAGCTGTTACCGCTGTATTGTCAAGGTTGATAGTTATAGTGTCTGTTGCTCCAACTACAGACGAAAGGCCAGTTCCACCTGAGACAGTGAAAGTATCTGATCCTGTAGTTATTGTCTGATTTGTTCCAGAATCTCCTGCAACTGTGAACGTAGTTGCAACTCCAGTAATTGCAGTATCAACATAAAGTTTAGTAGCTGCATGCATATTGGAAGATGGGGTTGCGACTGTAACTGTGCCAGAAAATGTTTTATTTCCAGTAACTGTTTGAGTACCCGAAAGACTAAGAAAAGCTCCTGTTCCAGCAATAGCTTCTACGGTAGTTGCAGTTCCACCTTCTCCGCCAGTACCTTTACCATAATAAAGCGTATTGTCCACTTCATTGAATGCTAGTTCTGCATTTTGCAGAGATCCGGGTGCTCCAGCAACTCCAGATGCTCTTCTTTTGATTCTAATTGTATTAGCCATTTTTAAAAATTTCCCCCATCGGTAAGGTTAGAGTCGGCATAGTTGACCCACTTTGACCCATTGTGCCTAAGCACGTTGCCAGAAGCAACAGAAGTAATAGTAACGTCACTTAAGCCATTTAGAGCTTCAGATGCCTGTATTCTATCCTTAACGGTTAAATAAGAGCCTGCTGGGTTAATTCCAAGAATAGTTTGGACGGCCTCCATAGCATCATTAATATTTGCATGCTGTTGAGCATGCGGTACTACTCCAGAATTTAAAGTATCTGTTGCAGTTGGATTGATTAAAACATCTAAAGAGTTAGGGTAATTTGTAGCCATTTTATGCTCCTATAATGATAATATTTTTGTAGAATTATTTTCCCAGACTATAGTTAAACTAGAGCTTATGGGTGAACCAGCAAATGGTAAGTTTAATCCAGTATCTATATAAAATAGTAGTCTAGAAGTAGCAGGATTCCCCGTAGATTGAAATAAAATTATTGCTTCAAATGTGGTGTTAGCTTCTAGATAAATTGATATATCATCAGCATCTATAACGCCCAGAGCATTAGTTACTCCACTTATTGCACCGCTAGTAGTAGCAATAGCGTTATCAGCTACAGAAGAGAGGAACTCGTGAGATGACTCTGATGCAGTATAATTTGCTGTTTTTACGAATAATAATTTAAATTGATTAGAAGAAAAATTTATCTGTCCATTTAATATTGCTTCTTTTGCTTTTTTGTAAACAAAATTAGACATATTAAATACCTATATCTTTAGATATTATAATTCTATACTTGTAGCCAGTTTCGTAATACTCTTTGTCATTTGGATAGAATACAGGTGTGGCATCCGGGGAAGGCATGTCTAAGTAAACCTCTGGCTCCCACGAATGAATTGAAACATTAGCTGAAACTGTTTCCCATCTCGACGGTATTCTTTGAATTTTTTTTCTCTGCACTTTGAAGTAATCGTTATTAAGAAAGTTGGAAGCTGGGCGAGCATTGAAAGTAATTGTAACTCTGCCATTGTTATGTGCGTTATCAATATAAAATGAACCATTTTCAGGATCTATTGATTTTATAAAAAAATTAGGATTTTTAGCAATAATTTGAACTGTAGAAAAAGCATCTATTCTTAAAGACTTATCTTCAATTAAAATTTCTTCATAATCAGGTTCTTGAAATGAAGTTATATTAGCTATTACAGTAGAAGGAGTAGCATCATCATTCTTCGTAAAGACTATGCTTTCTGATGGTATCTTTTCGTTTACGGCATCGAAGAGATTGGTTACTTTTATCTTATATTCTTTATTAGCAGTTAACTGCTGGTCCCAAAATAATCTTAATGTTCTAGAGATCTGATTATAATCAGTAATTGTATTAATAGGGGCAAATGGACTATTGACAACAATTGGAGTTGCGTCAGTGCTTTCTACCGTAAAGTTTGGATTAATTAGAGTACTGATTTTAACAGTTCTACCAAACTTAATTATTACTACGTCAGCGTCTACACTAGCGTGCTCTATTAAATATAGTGCCACATTATCTCCTTATTCCTCTGTACATTTAGTAACCTTGTTTGGGAAAAGAATAAGGGACGGTAGTTACCTACCGTCCCAAATCCCTTAGGTTTAGTCACCAAAGTGACCGCAACTATAATTGTCCTAAGATTAGGCTGTTTCGTTAGTAACGAGAACCTCGTAGTTACGGCTGAGGTTAACGTTCTTAGCAACAGTGATACCCTCACCATCGCCAAGCATTACGATGTCGTAGCGCTCTTTCATCTTCAATTGACGGATGTCACGTGAAGGATCATCGAACTGATCGGTGGACATATCGTCCTTGACCAACAATGAACCAACTTCGTTTCTATCAATCAAGAAGAGGTCAGACTTAGCTGCCGTAGCACCGCTCTTAGCTGTGAAGCTTACGAATGGTGATACAAGGACATTAAGGCCCATAGGTGCAGTTGAGTTAAGTGCTCCATCTGCATTTGTAGGACGGTAGCCCCAACTTGTATTGACCGAAGATGCTGCTCCACCGTAGTGGAAGATTGCATCTTTGAGGAATACTGACCACATCAATGGGTGAAGGATGAAGTCGGTTGGAACATGCTTTTCTGCCATGAGAACTGCTGCCATGTCGACGATATCGTCCCACGTGATGGTGTCATTGAAGGCACCGGTAATGTCACGACCAGTTGTGTCATCGTAGCCTGCATCGTCATTGTCGAAGACAATAGTTGCGGCGTCTTTGAAACGACTTAGTGCGATCTGCTCTTTCAAGCGAGCCATTGCACGACCTGCTGCGCGGACGTGAAGACCAACGATGTCCCAAAGGGAGTCAGCGATGACTTCCTCTGTAAAGGAGAGCTTAACGCCCTTCTTCGACACTTTGCCTTCAATCTGCTTCGCAAATGCGAGTGACTGCTCTGGGTACTCTTGTCCTTCAGGGATCTCTGCTGCTTGGATTGCATTAACTGCTGGGAATTCTAATGAACGGCCCTTTCCAAGGCGAACAGTAGAAAGTAAGGGTGTGATCAACAATTGTGGCTCTGCAGCCTCTCTTAGAGTGCGAGAGATAACTTTAGGGAAAAGTGCTGCTGCATCTGGTGATGCAAAAGCTTCCTTGACAGTAACTCTGTTGTCTTCGTCGATGTACCCATCCTCTGATAATGCGGTTTCCCAAGCTGGGAGACCTGAAAGGAGTTCTTGGATTGTTTTACTCATCTTAGGGTTTTCCTTCTTTTCTTTTTATAAGGTTAGGTTGACGCGGAATGCGCCAATGACATTGTTTACATCCAGGTTTGAACGGATGCCCAACTTGCCGTTGAATGGACCACTTTGCGTGATTTCAAAAACGGTTTTGAGAGCGCCCGGATCTGAAGGCAACTGCATGTAGGAGAGGAGGCCGTCATCAAAATTGGTGGCGAACTTCTCTACTTCAATTACCTTACCAACTTGCAACCATGGGTATGATCCACAGTCAGCAGCTGATAATGCTCTTGGGCGACCCATAAAGTCTGGAGCGATTAATGAACCGACTGTTACGTCGTTGTTAATGCCATTGACCATTGGGTACTCTACGTATCCATGAGTGATGAAACCAGCACCCTGTGAAGTGCCCTTGTCAAAAGGACGGTAGAGATCGTATTGTGCAATTCCGACTGGAACGCTTCTTAGTGCTACTTCAATGCTGTCAGTAGCGCCTGAGCTGTACGCAGGGGTTGCACCTGTAAGTGGAGACCATGAGTCTGGCATGTTGTCGCCCCAGGTTACCGCAGAGTTAGAACCATTAGCTGGAACTACTCTTGCATCACCATTAGCGTCAGCAATAACTGAAATGATTGTACCCTTAGGGATTACAATTTCAAAACGATCATCTTCACTGTCTGAATAAAAGGTCGGGAGACCTGGGTGTGTTAGGAGGTAAGCTGCTGGAGCGATACCCTCTGAGACTACTAAACGACCTGTACCGGTCTTAGTCCCTACTTTACGAAATTTTGCTAAACTCATTTAAATTTCTCCTTAGATTATGATTAAAGTTTACGGCGGCCCATTAAGGCATCTACAAATAACTGCTCTGGAGTATTTGTCACTTT